GTTTTAAGATTCACAGGTGATTGCACAACAACGGGTTCGTGTTCGACAACAGGAACAACTTATGTTACAGGATTTACTATAACCGAATATTGTACACCACCAATCTATCCTGATTGTTTTAAGATAAATCCTGCGTGGTTAGAGTTAGAACATTGGTTCCAACTTGATGCCGTATGGGAAAGATATACATGGTTAGATTTCTGTGATTTAAATTATAGAGGGGGATTAGGAGACATTACTAAAAAAGTTTACTTAGAGTCGTTAGCCCAAAATACGATGTCATTAGTTACCTCACAATACACTCACGAAGGGTCAAAACCTGCCGAGGAAATCGAGATTGTTAATTTAAATGAAAAATGGTTGGTTAATGGTTATTATAGAAAAGGAAGATTGAAATTTTATATTAATGGTAAAATTTTTCATACTATAGAAGATTTTGAAGAGTTAATACCTAGAGCATTAAACACCGATAAAGAAAAACAAGTGGGGGTACCATTTAATGTTTCTTGGGGAGGTGGAACCCAAGGATTGAGAGAGAATTTAACCTTTTCATCAATGACACTACCTTATGGCCCTTATATTCAAGACCCAGAATGTTTTCCAATTAACGACTTAACGGGAACAACTTTTAATGGATTAAAAACAAACATTCAAATTGAACAAAATTTTGCGGGAACATTTGAAGGGGGGATTTCTCAATTTAGAATGTACGTCACTCCGTTATCAGCACCTGAAGTTAAACATAATTTTAGTTTACTTAAAAATGTCTTTAGGATGTTTAATCCTGATTGTCCTGATTGTTCTACTGAAGTTTGTTTGACAGATGATTTTACATATGATATTATAAACCCAACAACAACAACAACAACAATAATTCCAACGACAACAACAACCACAACAACAATATTTCCAATCTCAATATTAGGTAGGATTCATATTCCTGACAATAGAGACCATAATTATTTAATTGAGAATAAATTACCATTAACCGCACCAAGAATCACTTCAAAGTATTGGCAGGATAATGTATGGTGGGGAGACCAAGGACAAACATCAATGTGTGTTGGATACGCTTGGGCTCATTGGATTGAGGATGGGCCAACATTACATACATCAAGAATACATCCTGTTATTGCTCCTCAAACAATCTATCGTGAGGCCCAAAAAGTTGATGAATGGTTGGGCGAGAATTATGATGGAACTTCAGTTAGAGGTGGCGCAAAATATCTTAAATCAACAGGTAAAATTTCATCCTACCTTTGGACCTTTAATATTAATGTAATGGTCAATACAGTATTAACTGTGGGTCCTGTAGTGGTTGGTACAAATTGGTATAACAATATGTTTAGACCTGACCGTAATGGTTTAATTAGAGTTGGTGGACGTATTGTTGGAGGACACGCTTATGAAATCAACGGAGTTAACACAGTTACACAGTTATTTAGAATAAAGAATAGTTGGGGAAGAAGTTGGGGACAACAAGGTCACGCATTTATTTCTTTTTCTGATATGAGAAGATTAATTAACGAAAACGGTGAAGTATGTTTGGCCGTAGAAAATAACTTTTAAAATATGAGTCAAAGTATTATTATACAGAGTGTTAATTATAATGGAGAGATGGCCAATATTATCTTCAACCCATATGGGGAGGAAACCGTTTTAAATTTAGGTAACCATACGTTACCTTTTGAGTTTACCCCATCGTTATTAGACCCACCAAAAGAAATTTATGGTACCTATACAATATTGGTATTAAGTTCTGATTGTCCAAACATTTTAAATGTCCCAAGACCAACACCAACCCCTACACCGACACCGACAGTGACAAGAACTCAGACTCCGACCGCAACCCCAACTCAAACACCGACACCGACTTTTGACCCTTGTAAAGTACCGACACCAACCCCAACAATAACTACAAGTCCAACTACAACACCGACTCAAACACCAACACCTTCTTCAACTTGTACTAATCCATGTGGGTGCCCTGAACCAAGTAAAACGCCAACTCCAAGTAAAACTCCTAAACCAACACCTAGTATGACTAGCGGTTATTGTTACCCAACACCAACACCGACTATAACACCGACTGTTTAATGATAACAATTGATATAACAGGTGCAACAGGTACAGGGCCATATGACATATATGTGTGTGACATAACATTAACATATTGTTATTTAGTATCATTAGCAACAACAATCCCCCCAACTTATACTGTCGTCATTCCAATCCCCCTTGATGTAGTTTCTCAAGTTATTGTTAAATTAATCGATTCGTTAGCATGCGAAACAATTCAACTATATACGTGTTTAACACCAACCCCCACACCAACATTAACACCAACGCCTACTCCAACACCAATAATTAATTGTAACTGTATTTCTTTTAATAATACGTCAGAGTCCGAACAAGAGTTTACTTATACCCAATGTGACGGAACTGTTTTTTATGGTGTAATTAACCCTTTAACAATATTATATGTTTGTGGTAAACTTCCAAGTTCAAATATCGAATTTGTTAATATAACAATATCGGGTGTTTGTATTGACGGTGGTTGCCCTATGTGACCTGTAATATGTTTTACATACTACCTTCTTTTTCCAAATTACTTCTCTTTCTTAAAAAGTTTTATACCCCATTGAAACATAATTAAATACGGATATTATTAATTTAATAATGATTGTTATTTTTTTTTTAAAAATAAAAATTATTTTAATAAAAAATCAAATTTTTTTTACAAAATCAAGTATATATGTTTTATAAAACTACTATATTGAAAAAAAAAGAATTTTTACCTTATCATCAACACCTGTTGATGAAAGTATGGATTGAAAATCCTCCAAAAGAAGAAAAGATACTGAACGAATGGTTCATAAACCTTGTTCACGTTGTTGGCATGGAACAAGTAATGGAATGTTTTAAACCTTGGGGCGTGTTGAAATCGGAATGGGTAATGATAGATAGAAATGAATTTCCTATAATCACCGAAACGGGTACGTGGGAAAACCAAACAACATAAAAGATACAATAAATCGTACTAAAAATAAAACAAACTAAATCAAAACCATTTAGTTTTTTTTATTATTATATATTTTTTCATTAAAACTTTATGAAGATATTTGTCCAAATCGCGTCTTATCGCGACCCTCAATTAATCCCAACAATTAAAAGTATATTGGAAAATGCCAAAAAACCTAAGAATGTCGTTTTAGGAATTTGTAGACAATATCATCCTGAAGATAACTTTGATAATCTTGATGAATATAGAGATGATAAACGATTTAGGATTAAGGATGTTTTATATTCCGAATCAAAAGGAGTTTGTTGGGCAAGAAATTTAACTCAACAATTATATAAAGGGGAAGAATATACTTTACAGATTGATTCTCATATGAGGTTTGAAAAGGATTGGGACGACACCTTAATCAAGATGATTAAACAACTTCAAAAGAAAGGATTCTCAAAACCTTTATTAACAGGATACGTTTCATCTTTTGACCCTGACAAGGACCCTGCAGGTAGAGTTAACGAACCATGGAGAATGGCCTTCGATAGATTTATACCAGAAGGAGCGGTATTCTTTTTACCTGAAACAATCCCAAATTGGAAAGAAATGAAAGAACCTGTAACGTCAAGATTTTATTCCGCCCACTTTGCATTTACGTTAGGAAAGTTTTGTGAAGAGGTTCAGCACGACCCCGAATTTTATTTCCATGGTGAAGAAATATCGATAGCCGTTAGAGCGTTTACACATGGTTATGATTTATTTCACCCTCATAAAGTAGTGATTTGGCACGAATATACTCGTAAGGGTAGAACCAAACAATGGGATGATGATAAGGAATGGGGTAAGAAAAATGAATTATCCCATAAAAAAAATCGACAATTATTCGGGATGGATGGAGAAGAAGTTACTTTAGATTTTAATAAATATGGATTCGGAACAGAACGAACTCTTAAAGATTATGAAATTTATTCAGGATTACGATTCTCAAAAAGAGCAGTCCAACAATACACATTAGACAAACATTATCCACCAAACCCACATGTGTTTGAAACAGAGGAAGAATGGGAAAGTAGTTTTGCCCGTATCTTTAAACATTGTGTTGATATTGGATTTACTCAAGTACCTGAAAAAGATTATGAATTTTGGGTGGTTGCATTTCATAATGACAAAGATGAAACTATCTTCAGAAAAGATGCGGATATAAATGAAATTAATAGAATGATGACAGACCCTGATGGGTATTGTAAAGTGTGGAGAGACTTTCAAACAATACATAAACCAAAATATTGGGTCGTATGGCCTTATAGCACATCTAAAGGATGGTGTGAAAGAATAACAGGTAATTTATAATAAAAAAAAATATTATGGACAAAACAAAATTTGGTGAAAAAGACGCTTGGGCTAACGATGACTTGAGATACAATTATGATTTAAATCAAGATTCAATAGTATTTGATTTAGGTGGTTATCACGGTATCTTTTCTAAACAAATACATAATAGATACAAATGTAATATACACGCATTTGAACCAATAGATTATCTATATGACATTTGTTGTCAGGAATTAAAGGATTTAGATAATGTAAAACTATATCGTAAAGTTTTAGGAGATAAAAATGATAGTGTGAATTTTTTCATTGCTGGAGATGCTTCATCAATTTATATGGGTGGCGTTAAAAATGAAGATTCATACGTTGAAATGATTCCTATTGATAGTTACATGACCGATGAAAATATACATGAGGTTGATTTATTAAAAATGAATATTGAGGGGGCTGAGTATGATTTATTAGAATATATAATAAATAAAGGAATGTTAACAAAATTCAAAAACATTCAAATTCAATTTCATGATAATTCGGTAGATAATTGGAGGGAAAGATATAACAAAATAACTGAGACTCTTAATCTTACACACTTTTTGACATACAAATTTGAGTTTAAATTTGAAAATTGGAAATTAAAATGAACATTATAATAACTGCCGCCAATAATGTATATTTTGAATCATTAAAAACTTTAATTGTTTCAATTCATAGGACATCATATGATGTTGTCAATAAAATATATGTATATGATTAACTATTCAGATTTAATAAAAACAAAGACAAATATATCGCCAAAAACAATATTGGAGATAGGGTCAATGCACGGACACGATGCGAATACTTTAAAAAATGAGTTTAATTTAAACGATTCTGATGTGTGGGTAGTAGAACCAAATCCATATCAACAAGATGAAATTACTAAAGATTATCCAAATTTTAACTTAGTTAAGAATCCTATTTTTGATAAAAGTCAAGAACATGAATTTTATCAAGTCTTAGGTTATGATGCTGGAACTAGTTCATTATTTAATAGGGTTGATACTTGGTATGAAGCACAGGGTAGTGGATTAAAAAAAATTAAAGTTAACACAATAACGGGTTTAGAACTTTTAGAAACAATTAATAAAAAAATTGAACTTTGTAAATTAGATGTTGAAGGATTAAGTTACGAAGTTTTAAATAGTTTTGGTGATAGGATAAATGAAATTTTATCTTTCCACATAGAATGTGAACATAGGGAAGTTTGGAAAGACCAAAAACTATATTTGGATGTAAAAGAATTTATGGAAAATAAAAATTACGAACAGATATATTTTAAATATGTGGCCGAGGGAACTCTTCAATCTGATTCTATTTGGGTATTAAAACAAAACATTATTTAATGAATATTATAATAACTGCTGCCAATAATGTGTATTTTGAATCATTAAAAACTTTAATTGCTTCAATTCATAGGACATCATATGATGTTATTGATAAAATATTGGTTTATAATTTAGGTTTGGACGTTAACGAAATAAATTACGTTAATGGTCTTGATAAATGTGAAGTTTTAGATTTAAAATCACTAATAAATCCATTGCCATTCGATGATTATCTTTTACCAAAAGGATATGCGTTTAAATGTTTTTGTTTACAACACCAAAAAGGAAATGACAATGTGTTATGGTTAGATGCCGGAGTCATGACTTTAAAAAATGTAAATCCAATGTTTGAAATAATTCAAAATGAAGACATATTCACTGTTGGGGATATTCATTTAAATAAGAATTTCACTAAACCACTATGTGCTGAAATAATGAAAGCGTCAGACTCGGAATTAAATGATGTTCAATTATCGGCAGGTATTATTGGTTACAAATTAAATGGAAAATTTCAACATTTATTTAATGAGGCTTTTGAGTATTCAAAAATTGATGGGTGTGTTCTTGGTGATGAAAATAATCATAGACATGACCAAAGCGTTTATTCAATACTTGTTAGTAGATATGGTGTTAACAAACAAGATATTGACATCTATGGGTATTGGACAGATTCCAATAGAAATTTACAAACCGCAATAAATAATGGTGCAGTTATCTTTGTTCACAGAAGAGGACATCATGATGTGTCAGGATTAAAATATAAAAATATATGAAAAAAATTAAATTATTAGACGACACACTAAACCCATATGATTATTTATCACATCATGTGGTACCATCAGAACCAGTATGGAAAAGAGACATGGAATCTCCTGATGTTGTTGTGGGTATTGCAAATAATGGTATGAGACAACTTGACAATTACTCAGGCGTAATTAAATGTGCGTGGGTTATTGAACCCGAGATTATAAATGGGGAAGACTATCAATATACAATTAATAATCAAGATAAAATAGATTACATTTTTTTACATGACTTACGTAAAAAAGAATATTTTAACGGTGATAAATTTGTCTACATACCTCATGGAGGTACACATTTAAGAAACGAAGACATTCAAATACATGAAAAAAATAAATTAGTCAGTATGATTTTTTCAAACAAACAATGGAACGGTTATCACTCATTTAGACATGAAATATATCCATCCGTACAAGATAGAGTTGATGGTTATGGTACCGGTTGTGGAAAATACATACAATACAAGTCTGAAGGGTTAAACAGTTATTGTTTTTCTATTGCAATGGAAAATTTTGACTCACCTGGTTTATTTACAGAAAAAGTTGTTGATTGTTTTTTAAGTGGAACCATACCTATTTTTTACGGTTCGGACGATATTGGTAATTATTTTAACAAACAAGGATTTTTTCAATTTAAAACATTAGAAGAGTTAAATAACATTTTAGATAATATTAGTTTTGAGGTGTATAATAATATGAAGGAATATGTAATTGAGAATTTTGAGAAGGCCAAAGAATATATGTTCCCTGAAGTAACGATAAAAAATTTTTTAAATAGTTTATAATGTTTGATGGTGTAAAAAAATATGTGATAAATCTAAAAAAAAGACCTAATAGATTAGAACACATGGTTAAAGAAATGAACTACATGGGGTTTAATTTTGAGGTTTTTGAAGGTATTGAAAGAAACTCTCATGAGGGTTGCGCGTTATCACATATTGAAATAATAAAAATTGCAAAGGAACAAAACTTAGATAAAGTTTTTGTTATGGAGGACGATATATTTTTTATGCCGTATGCCAAATCATTACTAATTGATTTAGAAAAAACTTTGGAGATTGTTGACTATGGGGTATTAAATTTAAACATGTCAATACATAGACCATTAAATGTTTCAGATAAATCAAATCTATTATTGGATTTAACAAGTTTACCACCAAAAGATGAAAATAAATATAGAGGTATATTTGGAACCGGATTTATGGTTTATACAAAAAATATGTATGATGAGGTTGATAAATATGACCCAAGGTACGCCATAGATGAATTTTTAGATAAACATATTTATCCAAAATATCAAAGTTATAGTACTGTTTTACCGTCCTGTTGTCAGTTAAATAATGAATCGGATGTGTCGGGCGGATTTTATAATAATTTTTATACACAATCATATAATTGGAACGTTTATTCGCCAATAAAAATACCCATGTCATATACGGACCAAGATAACGTTATGAAAATTAGAAATAATAATGATGTAGATTATAAAACAATGTTAACATGAAAATAGATTATGTTATCATGTCTACTGACGGAAATAAACTTTACGATGATTTTTGGGAAATTAATAAAAAAATTTGGAACGATATTATTGGTGTTCGACCAATATTAGTTATTATTGGTGATGAAGATAAAATAGAAACCAATAAAGATTGTATAATTATTTATTATAAAAAAGTTGAGGGAGTTGAAACTTCATTTCAAGCTCAGATTGCCAGATTGTATGTTACGTTTCTATTTTTAGAAAATACACTATTAATATCTGATATTGATATGATACCTTTAAATAAAAAATATTTTACGGACTTTGCTGAAGAGGCGAATGAAAATCAAATCTTAATTTACACCTCAGATGCGTATGGATATAATAAACAAAAAAGATATCCTATGTGTTATAATTTAGCAAAAGGTAAAACATATCATGAAATTTTAAAATTTGACTTTTCATTTCAAGAATTTGTGTTAAGGTTAAAAAACCTAAACATCACACCTTTATGGGATACTGATGAATTATATTTTGGGGATTGTGTTTATGAATTTGAAAAAGAAAACCATAGTAGGATTATAAAAAAACAGAGAGGGTTTCGTGAGGGGTATGCAACTAATAGAATTGACAGGAGTTATTGGTCTAACATTAATTATGATAAAATACTTGAGGGGGGTTATTATGATTGTCATTCATTGAGACCCTACAAAAAATATAAAAAAGAAATAGATAGTATTGTAAATTTAATTTTAAAATGAAAAACACATTAGTAACCGCAATTTATTTTTCATCTCCAATGTCAAGAATGGGAGGTAGAGGATATGATTTTGAATTTTATGAGGCTCCGTTCAGGAATATAATTAATTTGGGATGTAATCTTGTTGTTTATTCACACCCATCGGAAATTAATAAAATTGAGAATTTTTTTAAAAAGTATAATTTTGTTGATTATAAAATAATTGATTTTGATTTAAATCAATATAAACATTCAGATAAAATATATGAACTAAAAGAGATTGATGGGTTAATTGATGAAAATGGTTTAATAAGTGATAGGGACTATATGTCAAACGATAGAAATCATCATTTGTGTTTATTAAAACCATACTTTTTAAAACACACAATAGAAAATAATTTATTTGAAAGTGAAAATTATTATTGGGTAGATGCAGGATTATTTCATCACGGAATATTTCCAGAAACACATGGTGGCATAGAAAGGTTTACAAAGGTAAAAGATGAAAAATATTGGCCAATTTTAGAAAACAACATTTGTAATCCTACCTTACTTGAAAGATTAGAAAATAAAAATAAAACAGATTTTATCTTTATGGGTATTGATGGGTATTGTGGAGCAACTCCTTGGTATTACACATTTACCGATATTAACAAAATGTCTCACATTATTGGAGGTCTATTTGGCGGAAAAAAAGAAATTGTGTTGGAATTGGAAAAAGAATTCGATGAAATGACAACAAAAATATTTAATGAGAATATATTAACATTAGAAGAAGAAGTTTTATCAATGTTGTATTCAATAAGTTATAATAAGTATAAACACATATCTTTTAAGACTTGGTATCACGATGTACCAACGGTTCCAAATTATTTTGGTACAAGCACAGATAGTGAATGTTTTTATAAAATTTTTATTTAATTTATGTCTAAAATAACATTAGTAACAGGTTTATGGGATTTAGGAAGAGGCGAACTAACGGAAGGTTGGTCAAGACCTTATGAAACCCATTATTTAACTAAATTTAATGAACTATTAAAAACGGAAAATAACCTCATTATTTTTGGAGACTCTGAGTTAGAAAATTTTGTGTGGGAAAGAAGGACCCCCTCAAATACCCAATTTATTAATAAAGATTTATCGTGGTTTAAAAATAATGAATTCTATGATAAAATCCAAAAGATTAGAAATAACCCTGATTGGTTTAATCAAGCGGGATGGTTATCAGAGTCAACTCAAGCCAAATTAGAAATGTATAACCCACTTGTTATGAGTAAAATGTTTTTATTACATGACGCAAAAATATTGGACAAGTTTAATTCAGAATATTTATTTTGGATTGATGCCGGATTAACTAATACGGTTCATTCGGGATACTTCACTCACGATAAAGTAATCGATAAATTACCTAACTTAATTAATAAATTTACATTCATAACATTTCCTTATGAAACAAATTCAGAAATACATGGGTTTGAGTTTGAAAAATTATGCGAATTATCAGGAAATAAAGTTAATAAAGTTGCCAGAGGCGGATTTTTTGGGGGACCAAAAGAAACTATATCTGATATTAATTCAATATATTATGGTTTATTATCATCAACATTAAATGATGGATATATGGGAACTGAAGAAAGTGTTTTTTCAATTATGTTATATAAACATTCAGATTTAATTAATTATTTTGAAATAGAATCAAATGGGTTAATAGGTAAGTTTTTTGAAGATTTAAAAAATGATGACTTAAAAGTTAAATCTGAAAGTAAAATATCTGTTGATAATAATTTAAATATTAATAAAGTGGGCCTTTATGTTATAACATTTAATAGTCCAAATCAATTTGAAACATTAATTAAATCAATGTTAGAATATGATAAAAATTTTATTCTTAAACCAACAAAGTTTTTACTTGATAACTCAACTGACCTATCGACAACACCAAGATATAAAGAATTGTGTGAGGAGTATAACTTTGAACATATCAAAAAAGATAATATTGGTATTGTTGGGGGTCGTGTATTTGTTGCAGAACATTTTGATGAAACGGGATTAGATTTTTATTACTTTTTTGAAGACGATATGAGTTTTTATCCTAAAAAAGGTGAGGTATGTAGAAATGGGTTTCCTCGGTATGTTGATAATTTATATCAAAAATCATTAGAAATTATTCAAAAAGAAAATTTTGATTTTCTAAAGTTAAATTTTAGTGAATTCTACGGTTCAAATGATATTCAATTTTCATGGTATAATGTGCCCCAAGATTTCAGACAAAAACATTGGCCAAACAATCCTAAATTACCGGTAATAGGGTTAGATACCAATTCACCCAAAACAAAATTTGAAGAAATACATATTCACAAAGGGTTACCATATGTATTAGGTGAAATATTTTTGTGTAATTGGCCAATTGTATTAACAAAAGAGGGTAATTATAAATGTTATTTAGAGACAAAATGGGCCCATCCTCACGAACAAGTACTAATGAGTTATTCTTATCAAGAAACAATTAAAGGTAAAGTTAAACCAGGATTACTATTACTAACACCGACAGAACATCATAGATTTCATCACTATGACGGGTCATTAAGAAAAGAAAATTAGAGTAATATTTTGTCGCTTTTTTTCAAATTATCTTCAGCCCATAGAGGTTGAAGATTTGTGTAATGATAAAGTTTATAAACATGTTCTTCTGTTTTAGCAGAAGACACTGGTATTATATGGTCTAAATGCCACCCGTAGTATCCGTAATTATTCCAAGACATCCCTTCAGTAAATTTATTCTCAATATATTCTATTAAAAATTCATAATCACATCCAACTAAATCAAGTGTTTTAGGATTATTGTATCTTTTATTAAGTAATTGATTTATTCTTGACCTCAAAGAATTTTTAATTTTATTTTTTGGGTCTGAATTATACTTATTTATGTATTTTTTTCTATGTTCTTTATTTTTATCTAACCATTTTTTAAAATGTTCGGGATTATTTTTTTTATACGTCCGACATTTTTTTTTGTTAATTTCAGGGTTTTCTAGTCTAAATTGTTTTCCCTTTTCAGAAATTATTTTTGAGTTTTTTTTATTGTAATCAAAGGAAGATTCATTCATACACTTTTTACATTGACCTCTATAAATGTTCGGATTTTTACTATGTTTATAAAACTCACAAACCTCTTTTTCTTCTTGACATTTACTACATATCTTTTTTTCCATAATACTCTTTTAATAGTTTATTAACTAATGTCGATTTTTTTGTTTTTTCTTTAACCATTCGGTCAAATAAATCACGGTCTAAACTTATTCCAAATTTAACCTTTCTGTCTTTTTCTAATTTTGTTGGTCTTGCCATATTATATAAATATCTCGTTTATTGTTAAAGTTTCACCACAACTAATAATAAATAAAAAATATTTTCCTTTTATCAAGTATTTATAAATAAAAACTTTAAATGGATTGGTTTATCAAAAAAAACGCTACGTTACCATTATTAAAACTTGCCATTATCAAAGACGGAAGAAGTGAATACAACAATTTTATGAAATTGATTGAGGTTTCTTCTATGTTTTTTTCTATGGTTGATATTGAGACAGGAATCCCAAAAATAACCTCAAGACCTGCGGGGTTTGTTGAGAAGACGTTTATAGAACCAAACGCGGAACCCGAATATTATTTGTATTATCAATTTACTAACCGAGACACAAGTAAGGTTGGTAGATATGAGGCTCAGTTTATGTTGAGAAGTAGTGATGGTGTATTGATATTACCAATCAGAGAAAAACTTTATATTAATATTCAAGACTCATTTATTGCTGACGATTTACCATATGACAGTTGTTATGTGTCTGAATTCCCTTGTTGTATTAATGGACCTGTGGTCACTCAAACAACTACGACCCCATGTCCAAGTTGTCCAACATGTCCCCCACCAACACCGACACCATTACCGACAACAACAACGAGTACCACAATGTTTTAGAATAAATTTCATTTGTTTGATTTCTTCATTACACTTTATTATACTTATTTAAGTAAGGTAAACCTCATTTCAAATGGGAGCTAATGAACCAACTAAATAAGTATATTAATGATAAGTCAAGAAGAAATTAAATTGTTCTTAGAAGGGAACGACCCTGAAGAGCACATTGTTGCCATTGAGTTCGATTATCTAACGAATTCAATTTATAAAATCAAAGAAATCCCTGGAAAAGGAAAAGAAATTCGTAAAGACACTTTTACCCCATTTGCTTGGGTTGGTGATTTACGTGGTTTAAATTTTTATCAATCATCTAAGGGTCTTCAGAAAGAAGCTATGTCCAAACATGGTATTATGATTGAAAAATTGGAGACCAAAGGTAATGACCGATTAGAACAAGGATTAAAATATATTGTTAAGTGTCTAAAAGGTTATCGACAATTAATTCAATTTTTTAGAGAGGGTGGAGTAGACCCTTGGGGAGAAAACACTAAAGACAAGATTATGATTCTACCTCCTGTAGAACAATATCTAATTTCAAGAGAGAAACGTTTATTTAAAGGATATGAAGAATATAACGACATTACCCGATTTGTATTTGACTTAGAGACGACCGCGTTAGAACCAAAAGACGGTCGTATATTCATGATAGGAATTAAAACTAATAAAGGTTATCAGAAAGTTATTGAGTGTTCAGATGAAGATGAGGAACGCAGAGGTTTGGTTGAATTCTTTAGAATTATTGACGAATTAAAGCCAAGTATTATTGGTGGGTACAATTCTGCAAACTTCGATTGGGTTTGGATATTAGAGAGATGTAAGGCTCTTCATTTAGACATTAAAAAAATCTGTCATACCTTAAATCCAAAACAAAATTTAAGACAGAGTGAAAATATGTTAAAACTTGCCAATGAGGTTGAGAGATACAATCAAGTTGGTATATGGGGTTATAACGTTATTGACATTATCCACTCTGTAAGACGAGCCCAAGCGATTAATTCGGGTATTAAATCCGCAGGTTTGAAGTACATTACTCAATACATTAAAGCTGAGGCCCCTGACCGTGTATACATATCCCATGAAGAGATTGGGTCAATGTATAAGGATAAAAATGAATATTGGTTAAATGTTAAAAACGGTAAATACAAAAGAGCCGATAAACCCGAATTCAATGATTTAGATACTCGATTTCCTGGCACATACATTAAAGTTACGGGAGATAACATTGTGGAGAGATATCTTGACGATGACTTAGAGGAAACATTATTGGTCGATGATGAATTCAATCAGGGAACGTTTCTATTGGCCTCATTAGTACCAACGACCTACGAAAGAGTATCGACTATGGGAACTGCGACATTATGGCGGATGATTATGTTAGCATGGTCATATAAACATAAATTGGCAATTCCAAAAAAAGAACAAAAAACCGATTTTGTAGGAGGATTATCAAGACTACTTAAAGTCGGATATTCAAGAAACGTATTAAAACTCGATTACTCATCACTATACCCAGCAATTCAATTAACCCACGATGTGTTCCCTAAGTGTGATGTAATGGGGGCAATGAAAGGTATGTTAGCATATTTCCTTAATGCTCGTATTACGTATAAAAACTTGGCGTCGGAATATAAGTCCATTGACGATAAAAAATCATTAACCTATGACCGAAAACAATTACCGATTAAGACATTCATAAATTCATTATTTGGTGGTTTAAGCGCCCCTCATGTTTACGCTTGGGGAGAAATGAACATTGGAGAACAGATTACCTGTACTGGTAGACAATATCTTCGTCAAATGGTTAAATTTTTTATAAAAAAAGGTTACACTCCTTTAGTCCTTGATACAGATGGGGTTAATTTTAGTTTACCTGAAGGCGGCGTTAACGATAGAGTTTATATCGGTAAAGGAATAAATTGGTTAGTTAAAGAGGGTAAGGAATATAGAGGATATTATGCCGACACCGCAGAATATAATGATTTGTTCATGAAAAATAACATGGGTTTAGATTGTGATGGGACATGGGATTCTTGTATTAATTTAAGTAGAAAAAATTATGCCACAATGGAATCTAACGGTAAAATTAAATTAACAGGAAATTCAATTAAATCTAAAAAACTTCCATTATACATTGAAGTATTTTTAGATAAAGGTGTTAAGTTATTGTTAGAGGGTAAAGGACAAGAATTTATAGAATGGTATTATGAATACATACAAAAAATATATGAAAAAAACATTCCATTAAAACAAATTGCTCAAAGGGCTAAAGTTAAATTATCTTTGGCCGACTATAAAAAAAGGTGTACCCAAACAACTAAAGCGGGGTCATTAATGTCTCGGATGTGTCATTTGGAATTGGCGATAATTCATAAGTTAAATGTTAAGTTGGGTGATGTTATTATGTATGTTAATAACGGTACTAAAGCATCTCAAGGAGACGTACAGAAAGTAAACAAACTTAAAAAAGGATGGACTACCGAACAACTTCAGTATCATTTTGATGTGTATGGAGTTTATCCAAAGGAATCTGATACCTCAATGATTCAAGTTAATAGTTATATGTTAAACACAAACGATATTGAAAATAATCCTGATATGAGGGGGAATTACAATGTTCCAAGAGCGATTGTTACATTTAATAAACGAATTGAGCCTCTTTTAATCGTATTTAAAGAAGAAATTAGAAACAATATAATTGTTAATAACCCTGAAAATCGGTCTTTTTTTACTAAAGGACAATGTGAAATGATTAATGGAATTCCATTTAAAGAAGGCGACCAAGATACTGTTGAAGATTTATTGACCATAACTGATTTAGAGTTTAAATTTTGGGACAGAGTTGGTATTAATCCAAATTACATTTATGGATTGGCGGAAACTGGATGGGAGGAATTTGTTTAATCGAGCTTTATCCCGTCCGAGGATAATATTAACCACACATCTTCGACAAATTGGAATTGTACACAAGAACCTTTTTCTAAAAGGAGTTCATGCCATTCCTCATCTATCAATCCGATATCAGGTTTAATTATTGTTTTAATTAAAGATTTAACGATAACATGGGTATAATCAACAGAATTTAAAATAATTTCAGAGTTTTCTGAATCTCTAACCACAATTAAAACTTCTTTATTTAGTTTTTGAGTTTTTTCTTGAGGTATTCCCACACCATCAACAATTACTTTAGATGGTGTCATCGTTGTCTGATATCTGACGACATTTTTTCTTGAGGAATAACTAATAGTTCTCATTAGATTACATATATTTGTCTTGGCATTGCCGTAAACCTTTTCTGTTTGTTTAGGTTCTCCGCAAGTAACGCCTCTCGTTCCATAACTTTTTCAGGTTTCAATCTTGTTAATCTACCTTCCGCACCAATAAGTTCCTCGATTAATTTTGATTTTTCGTCTTTGGCTTCAGTCGCCAATGACGCATAATCCATAGTTAATTCACTATCAGGTGTTTTAATATTTCCACTAAATTTACCTCTAACTCTTGATAGGGTTTCTTTAGCGTACGCGAAGAACCATCTACGAACCCATATTTGTGAAGGATTATTTAAATCAATCCAATCTATTTTATCAAAAGGAACATCGGAGGGTAATCTAATAATGTCAGGATTGTCTTTTAAACATTTGTCTCTATCGGCACCATCAACCTCATAATAATGATACCAAACTTTACCTTTTGTCATAGTACCATTACCAAAGTCAAATTTACCACCAGGAGTGTTCATTAAATGAATCGCCTTTTTACCATCAGGTAAAGCGGTAATTTTATATGTTAAGTCTCCGGCAATAATTCTTCTTTGAATATTAATTTCTTGCATTCTTAGTAACATGTCAAACGCTGGCATCATAAAGTACCCTCCAGCCATACCTCCTCCTTGAGCAAGGCCACCTCCACCACCTAATCCACCGCCAGCGCCTAATGCTCCGAAAGACCATGGGTCAAACATTATATTGTTTAGTTCGGCAGGAGAAAACCATAAAAGTTCATTAATTTCTCTTCCCGCAGGAATTTCGTACATCTGTTGGTTCCTAACTAACTGTATATAATCTTTCTTTAAAACAGAATCTCCTCCGGCCTGTAAACCAACGATTTTAGAATATGCGTAAGTATATTTTTCTTCGTAAGTCAAACTTTTTGTAATAAACGCTTTTGATAATGATTGTGTATCTAAATTAAGGTTGTATAACGATGTCCACTGAGATTCGATTAACCAATCTTGAACATATTGAGAATAGTCCTCAATAGATAGTTCAAGTAGAGAGTCTAACATCTCATCCTCTAACTCAACACTTCTAAGTGGTGCTCCTAATAAGTGTTTTAGTCTTATGTACAATTGACTTCTTTCTGGTTCTGCGATAACTGCCATGATTTGTGTTTATATATAAATATCAATTTAATGTATAAATTAAATCTTCTTCAGGGAAAACATAAACTCCATGAGTTATCTTTGCCCGTTTATTACTGAAAATCAGTATTTCTTTATTTTTTTTAGTAAACGCCATCCAATCTGTTGAGTATTTTTTGACCTGTCCCGAATCTAAAACAATAATTTTACCGTCTTCTTGTTTGATTCTACTAAACGGTTTTATTTGGACCGTATTTGTTTTACCGTCAACCGTTACTTTACAGTCGATTCCCCCAATCATATCTTCTTTATTCCCTAACTCACCAATTTGTTCAACATTGTCATCCCCAAACTTCTTCTTTAATAGAACAACCGCATAATCTTCGGTTTTACTTCCTATGTCGTGACTAATTCCTAATGTTGCCATTAAATTTTGAAATGTTCCTGATTGTGGAGTAAAAATTCTTGATTTATATTCGTCCAACATTTTAACAAATTTTTTGGTTTCACTAATTTGTTCAAAAGGTTTTAATCCAATAATTTTAATTTCAGGATTACCTTCATGAGCCATAACTTTGTTAATATCCGTTAACAGGATACAAAAACAAGTGTAGTTGGTGTTAAGTTTATTAATTACCGACCTACCCTCAGTTTCTAAATCATAGATGCCCGACATTTGGTCGTCACCATATTCGTTTTGACCATAATAGTTATCGGGATAAATTTCCTGTAATATTTTTTCAATACCATATCTGAAAATAGTTTTAACTTTTGGATTAATATTAAAAACAAATCTTATCGCCTCATTCATATCTCGACCACATTTTTCTGATTTACCCTCAGATAAAACTTTTCGTAATGAAACAGACTCATCCATTTTTTTCTTTAACCTCATCCCTAATAATTGATTTACAAATTTCCAATTAACACATTTCCAAAAATTCTGAATATATTCGTCTTTCTTATTTCTGTATTTTAAATAATAAGCGTGTTCCCATAAGTCTAACCCTAAAACAGGGTAACCCCCATTTTCTACAACATTCATTAATGGGTTATCTTGGTTTGGTGTCGAGACAATCTTTAGGGTATTACGATTAGTTAAAACTAACCAAACCCATCCTGAACCAAATCGGTCTTTACAAACTTCTTCAAATTTAGTTTTAAATTTTTGGAATGTCCCGAAGTCTTTCTTTATCTTATCTAAGATATCACCATTTGGTGTTTGTATCTTTGGGGATAACATTTTCCAAAATAATGCGTGGTTAAATGCTCCACCAGCATTATTTCTTATTGTCTTATCGTACTTACCAATTGATTTGATAATGTCTTCTAACTCTAAATCACCATAATCCTTTTTAGATAGTGCAGAATTTAATTTGTCAACGTAACCTTTATAATGTTTGTTATAATGGTACTCCATTGTTTCCGCGTCAATAAACTGTTTAAGGGATGAGTAGGCGTAAGGTAATTTTTCAATTCCTATTTTTTTCATTTCAGTCAAAAAAAGTTTTTGGTTGTCTTTTTTTTCCTCTACGATTAACTGTTCTGTAATTATGTTAATCTTTTCTTGTATTTTTTTCATATTATATAAATATGAAACTAACTCACATTATTAATCTTGTTCATTAACAACTCAACAAAATCACCCTTGTCTTCGATGTTATCACCCATTACGGTATCGATAATATTCTTCTTTTTAGATAACATATCGTAGATTACTCCCTCGATAGTATTTTCAAAAATTGGGTAATAAACTGAGACACTATTTTTTTGTCCATAACGATATGCCCTGTCTTGAGCTTGGTCGTGGTCCGATGGAACAAACGATAAATCGTTCATAATAACCGCTTCACCAGCAGTTAATGTAATACCAACCCCTGCGGCCCTTAAGTTCCCAACAAAGACTTTTATTTTGTCGTTCTCTTGGAATTGGTCAACGGCATATTGTCTTTGTGGTTTAGTACAAGACCCGTCTAAATAAACGGATTGTTTCCCAAAGTGACTATGTATTTTTTGTAATGTATCAGTAAAATTTGTGAAAATTATGACTTTCTTATCTTGGTCAATAATGTTTTGAGCTAGCTCAATTGTATCATTTATTTTTTCTTCGGCAATAACTTGTCTAACCTTCATTAGTTTAGAAAATTGCACGGTTAATGATGAGGATTCTTCTTTTTTATTTTTATACCAATCATAATACTCCCCCATCAGGCCTTCATATAATTTTGATTTTAATCTCAAGTAAATTGGTGAAATGATTTTATCAGGTAAATCTAACACCTCTGTTTTTAATCTTCGTAAAACTTGTCGGGAAGTTCTATCTCTCAACTCTTCCAAATTAGACGCCCCACTAACATTCCAAATCTTACGGTTACCCGCTTTGAATTGATATCCTTGACAATAACGAATCGCATATGCCATCCAATTCTGAGCAACGGGACTTTCTATTAGGAACAATAGGTTATAATAATTCATCGGTCGTGAGGTCATTGGTGTTCCTGTTAACAACCAAAGTTTGTCTACATTTTTTACAAAACTGTTAACTAATTTAGTTCTTTGAGCTTGACCGTTCTGAATATAATGAGCCTCATCAATTACGATTAATTCAAAGTTACTTTTGGTGATTAGAGAATTTTCCTTATCTTTTAAATCGTAAAAATTTTTTAGGATGTCGTAATTAACAATAACAAAATCGTGTTCTGTTGAAAAGAGTTTCCCTTCAGCAATATAAACACTTCTGTCTGTATAATTCTCAATTTCTCGTTGCCAATTAATTTTTAATGACGCAGGACAAATAATTAATATTTTCTTAACTTTTGTTTCTAACGCGGCAATGATTGTGGAAGTTGTTTTGCCAAGTCCCATATCGTCTGCCAAAATGAACCTTTTAGACCCGGCAAGTTTTTCAATTGCAAGTTTTTGATGAGTAAGTGGTGGTCTATGGTCGTATTTAGAATAATCAATTTCTACCTTCTCAGTCTTATGAGTTTTAAGTAACGCTCCTTTAGGTAACCAAAAATCATGAATAGTTTCTCCTGAAAGAACTTTTCCCCAAACATGATAAGATTTTTCTTTCTCCGCTAAAAGTTTCTCAACCCAAACTTCTTTAGGGATTTCGGTGTATAATTTTTCATCAGCAATTTTCTTTGCAAAATAGGGGTCTAAATCAACCCATTTTTTTGCAACCTTAGGTGAGGTTTCATGAAAATTTATAATGTATTCAGATTGTGCTCTTGTGGGGTAAAACTTTTTGTTAGTTTCCTTTTGAAATTTTAATTTCAGAATATAATTATTTGCACCTGAATACGTGTCAAGTATCGACAACGCTTTTTGTTCAATCAAATTGATTGTACTTCCTGTGTTTATATTATCCAAAGATTAATGTTTTACCTAACAATAATGAATCTTTTAATATTTATCAATAAAAGAAAATTTATATGAGTGATTTAAGAGTACCCATAACAAGAATTGGGAAATTTTTTGGGTCCGAAGATTATGATTTGGAAATCCGATTTGGAGAAGAATGGTTGTATGGTGATATGAACTTCACATTGGTGTTGTATAGAGTAGATAGAAAAAAAACAAAGACGGACAACGTTTACGGGGAAACTGTAAGTGATGGTATTAAATTTTTACCTCCTATCGAATTTAAAGGACACGTTCAGATTATGGCACCTGAAAATAAAAACTTAGGTAATTCTAAAATTGAACAGTTTGAGCCAGGTAATTTAAAAGTTTCTGTTTATCAAAAACAGTTAGATGAGTTGGGTGTTGATATTAGTTTTGGTGATTATATCGGGTATTATGAAACTGAGGATAGAGTTAGATATTATACGGTGAACAACGATGGAAGGGTAATTTCGGATAATAAACACACATATGCGGGTTACAGACCGTTCTATAGAACGATTATGGCATCTGCGGTTGTAAATAATGAGTTTAGAGGTTTATAATGGACATACTAATTACAGAATCACAAATAGACGTATTACGAAGAGTACATGAAATAAGTGACCTTGTTGATATTGTTATTTATCATTTGAATAATAATATTAAACGTGGTGGTTCAGGTAATAATCCCGGCAATTTTGGGATATACGAAAATTGGGTGACACTAAGAGTTAGTGAAAGATTTAGAAGTAGATATCCTGATATTAATTATACAAGAAGTGAATTTTTAAAAATAATATCATCGGTGTATAATGATAAACTAAAAAGTGGATTTAAAGAATCTAAAAAGAAATAATGAAAATTGTAATAACAGAAAGACAAAAGAAAATGATTCTTGAAACTGTTACAAATAAAAAAATAATTTGTAACAAGTGTGGGTGGTCTTGGGATTTATCAGATGGTGGTGAAGACCCTTATATTTGTCATAAGTGTGGTCATAATAATTCTGAAGAAGATTACCAAGGAAAGCGTGTTATGGTTTATTATAATTTACATAAACACACTTTTTCTGTGACATATAAATCAATAGTAATATTACACGCCGATTATGTTAAACTAAAGGATGTTGAATTCAGAGTTAGACAAGGTGGTAAAGATAGAGTTAGAGGTGAAAAAAGAAAAAATGTTCACGCATTTGTTATTGGTAATTTAGTAGATTATTGTGAATACCCTTGTGAAAACATACCACAGGAACCAACAGATAAAATTGTTACATATGACCCATACAAATACGATAGTTTTATTTATAAAGGAACAAAAGAACCCGTATACAAAGCCAAAGAGGTTGACATGATTAACCAAAAAAATAAATTATTCGTAATTAACGAAGTAAGAAAGTTTTAAGATGCCGTTACCTAAAAAAATAAAGAAACACATTCCTTTAACCGAATCCAAGACTCTTCTATCAAGAAGACAGGAGTTAGTTGATAAAATTAATAAGGATGGAACATTTCTTCCAAAATCATTATTACATGCCGATTTAGATGGTGGATTTTTAGAATTTGTTAAAAATGAATTAAAGACAGTTATTGATGGTAAGGTAATACCAACAATTGATATTTTAGTAACAACACAGAATTGGAGTCAATTTACTGAAACGTGGAATTTACAGAATCTTGATAAAAATGTTGAACCACCATTTATTACAACGGTAAGAGTTCCTGAAGTAAAATTTGGAACAAACCCCGCGGTACTTTATAATATCCCAAATAGACGACAATATTTTTATGCTCAAGTACCGACATGGGACGGACAAAGAAATGGTATGGACATATACAAAATACCCCAACCCGTTCCTATAGATATTTCATATACTGTTAAAATAGTTTGTAACAGAATGAGAGAAATCAATGAGTTCAATAAGAACGTCATTGAAAAGTTTGCGTCAAAACAAGCTTACCAAGTTATTAAAGGACATTATATCCCAATTGTTATGGGTAATATTTCTGACGAATCTGTTATGGAATTGGAAAAAAGAAAATTTTATATTCAAAGTTACGAGTTCACCTTATTAGGTTTTTTAATTGATGAAAACGAATTTGAGGTTTCTCCAGCGGTTTCGAGAGTTTTACAAGTTGTTGAGTTTGATACTAGTACTACAAAAAGACGAGTTAAGAAAGATATTAATATAGGAGGTAATGAAATTGATGTATTGTTTGTCGTTGGTAATAATGTTAACTCACAAATATTTGATTACACCACAAATATAATAATTGCGACTCCAACTAATGTTGAGAGTTTTGACGTTTATATTAACAATGATTATTATGGTTCTGATTTAACAGAAATCCAAATAAACACCAATGATAAGTTAAAATTTGTGATTGTTAAAACAGACGATACCATAGACTCAATAATTAGGTTATTTGGTGACCCAATTTAATTCTCACCGTATACATCAGGTTTTTCCTTACACTTCTCAACTATCATTCTTTCTAAGAATCGATACATTTTAATTCCCTTCTTTTCACAATAGGTCTTTAGGATATTGTGAACCTCAATTGATATCTTTAGATTCTTTATTTTTTTTACTTTATCGTCCATGGTAGAAAAAAGGCAGAATTTATTCTACCCAATTTATAAATACTTACTACAAAGTAAAGTATTTTGGTTTTTTTTCTAATATTTATCTATAAAATAAATTAACAAGCTAAAAGAAAAAAAATAATGGCAACAAACAACAAAGTATTCGTGTCTCCTGGAGTGTATACCTCTGAAGTTGATTTGAGTTTTGTGGCGCAAAGTGTGGGTGTTACAACTTTAGGTATTGTTGGTGAGACTCAAAAAGGTCCCGCTTTCGAACCTATCTTTATCAGAAACTTCGATGAGTTTTCGACATATTTCGGAGGAACTTCTCCTGAAAAATTCATAAACACACAAATCCCTAAATATGAAGCGGCGTATATCGCAAAGGCTTACTTACAACAGTCTAACCAATTGTTTGTAACAAGAGTATTAGGTTTATCAGGTTATGATGCGGGTCCGTCTTGGTCAATCACTACAAAGGCGAATGTTAATCCAGCAACAATTGAATTTGATTGTATTTCAGGTCAAACTGTTAATTGTGTATTTGATTGTACTTTATATAACATTATTAGTTACTCAATTCCATTTACGGGATGTAGTAATAGTGTTGATAGTATTTCATTTACAGGACCTATTCCATCAGAAATTGCGGTTAAATTAAATTTACCGTATGAAAACTTTAATGGTAGTACTGGTACATTATATCAAGATATGACAAATCAAATTTTTGATATTATGAACGCAACTAATCCATATATTGCAGAAACAACTAACATTAATTATTACGGACCTATTTCAGGTGATGTATATAATTCACTATCACCAATTTTCACGGCAGAAACAAACGTATTTGACGTTGAGAATGTTGATGAGAGTATAATTAATTACGCGGCACCACAAAACGACCCTTGGTATTACGCATTATTTGATAATGTTGGAAATGCGGTTTATAGTGGTTACTCTTTTTGGTCGATTGTCACAGGTTTAACAGAAGTGATTAGTACTACAACAACAACAAGTACTTTACCAACACCAACACCAACACCTGACCCTTGTAACCCAACACCAACAGGAACAACAACAACAACAACATTACCTAAACCAACAAAATGTTATACAGGTACTTTAACAGGACAAATTTACATATATAAAGGAACCGCTTTCACAGATTTTGATGATTTAGTAGTTGCAACTTTACGTTCAAGAGGTTTGGCAACTTACGGTAGTGATGATGGTGCGGTATATGAAGTTCCAGGTGGGGTTAACTCTTATAACAGTTTTGACGGACATGACGTACAAATGGATTGTTCAGGAACTTATTCAGGCGTAACTAAAAACCCATTCTCAACATTTGGTATTAACGTAACAGATAAAGACGGTAACCCATTCTTTTTTGAAACATCATTATCGAATTCCGATAGTAAATATATTTCCAAAGTATTTGGACAATCTAACTTTGCTAAACCAAGAACAGTAGTTCCGTTGTTTGTTGAAGAAAGATTCCAAGCATTATTAACTTATGGTTGGAGAAAAGGATTTATTAGAGGATTAAGTTGTGAGTTAACGGCATTACCAAATGCTAGACAAGGCAATGACCCAACATCAATCGCTTGGTATCTTGAAAGATATCAATCACCTGTATCACCATGGGTTGTATCTGAATTAAGAGGTACTAAAGTGTACAACTTATTTAAATTTACAACAATTGCTGACGGAGACGATGCGAACATTGAAGTCAAGATTTCAATAGCTAACATCTCATTTAACAATGGTACTTTTGATGTAATCATTAGAGATTTCTTTGACTCGGATAACAGTCCTGTAGTTCTTGAAAAATTCACTAACTGTTCTATGGACCCTAACGATAATAGTTTTATCGCTAAAAAAATTGGTACATTAGACGGAGAATACGCATTGAATTCTAAATATGTCATGATTGAACTTAACGAGGACGCACCAATAGACGCGTTACCTTGTGGTTTCGAAGGATATAACTTTAGAGAATATGCGGGAGTTCGTCCTCCATTCCCTATTTATAAAACAAAATATGATTTTCCAGGTGAAATTGTTTACAATCCACCATTTGGTTTATCATCAGGTGCTGATGATATCATAAGAAGTAATGGTGATAATGTTCGTAGAACTTATCTTGGTATTTCTGATACAGTTGGTTTTGACGTTGATTTTTACACATATAAAGGTAAACAATTACCATTAGATGTTTGTACAGACGTTTCAGGAGATGAATGGGCATACCGAACAAGAGGATTCCATATGGACATTGATGCACTTGTAATCAAGGTACCGAACTATTTTTCAACAAGTGGTACACCAGCGTTTTACGTAGGTTCTGCACCATTTACTTCAGACCCTGACAACGAAGATAATCCGTACTATAGATTATACGCACGTAAATTCTCGTTATTATGTCGTGGAGGTTTTGACGGATGGGATATCTATACTGAACACAGAACAAATGCGGATAAATTTGTATTAGGCAAGATTGGTTATAGAAATGGAGCATGTCCTTCATTCAAATACCCAACGGCTACAGGATGGGGAGCGTTTAAACAAATCACTGTTGGTGACAACGGACAAGATTGGGCAAACACCGACTATTACGCTTACTTATTAGGTCAACAAACATTCTCTAACCCTGAGGCAGTTAATATTAACGTATTCGTTACTCCTGGTATTGATTATTTAAATAATTCTAACTTAGTGGGTGACGCAATCGAAATGATTGAGTTCAATAGAGCAGATTCTATTTATATCTGTACAACACCTGACTACAACATGTTTGTTCCGTCAACAGGAGACCAATTAGATATGATTTATCCACAAGAAGCGGTAGACAATTTGGAAACTGCAGGTATTGACTCAAACTACACGGCTACTTATTACCCATGGGTTTTAACAAGAGACACTGTAAATAACACACAAATCTATATCCCTGCTACGGCTGAGGTAACAAGAAACTTGGCGTTAACAGATAACATCGCTTTCCCTTGGTTCGCTGCGGCGGGTTACACTCGTGGTATCGTAAGTGCTATCAAAGCAAGAAAGAAACTTACTCAAGAAGATAGAGATGTTCTTTATAAAGGTAGAATTAACCCAATCGCAACCTTCTCTGATGTTGGAACTGTAATTTGGGGTAACAAGACAATGCAAATTAGAGAATCTGCTCTTGACAGAATCAACGTAAGAAGATTATTGTTACAAGCTCGTAAATTAATTTCAGCGGTTTCAGTAAGATTATTGTTTGAACAAAACGATGAGAAAGTAAGACAAGATTTCTTGGATGCGGTTAACCCTATCTTAGATGCAATCAGAAGAGACAGAGGTTTATACGATTTCCGTGTAACAGTTTCTTCAGACGCTGCGGATTTAGATAGAAACCAATTAACAGGTAAAATCTATATCAAACCAACTAAATCTCTTGAGTTCATAGACATCACGTTCTATATTACTCCTACGGGTGCATCGTTTGATAATATCTAAAAATAATATTAAGACAAGTCGACATAAAACTCGACTTGTCTTTATTTATTAAGTAACCAACATGTTAAAACATAAAAAAAGAATTATAGAAGGTATTGATGAAGAGGGTAGTCCCGACATGAAATACTACGCCTTTGATTGGGACGATAATATAATGACCATGCCAACTAAAGTACGTTTAAAAGACGAAGACGGTGATAAAGTAGGAATGTCTACAGAAGATTTTGCAAAACATAGAATTGATGTTGGTAAAACCCCTTTTGAATATGAAGGACACACTATTGTAGATTTTGATGAAGACCCTTTTAAATATTTTGGAGTTAAAGGCGATAGACAATTTATTGTTGATTCTTTATTAGCCAAACCAGGTCCCGCTTGGAAAGATTTTGTTGAAGCAATTAACAACGGGTCAATTTTTTCAATAGTAACCGCAAGGGGACATACCCCAAGTGTTATTAAAGAGTCTTGCTATAACCTTATAGTATCTAACCATATGGGAATTAGTTCAAGTGAATTAGTTAAGAATTTGGAGAAATATAGAGATTTAGCCGATGAAGGTAAAATGTCTAAAAAAGACATGATTAGAGAATATCTTGATATGTGTAAGTTTTATCCTGTGTCTTATGGTGAAGGTTCTGCAACCAACCCTGAAGAAGGTAAAATTAAAGCTTTAAAAGAGTTTGTCCAATTTGTTAGGGAGATGTCTTCAAAGATTCACAAGAAAGCCTTCCTTAAAAACAAGATAACTAATAATTTTATACCTAGAATAGGGTTTTCAGATGATGATGTAAGAAATGTTGAAACAGTTAAATCTTCATTTGAAAAAGAACCAAATAATATACTTAAAACATATTTAACCGCAGGAGGAATAAAAAAAGAATATTAACTAGATAATTTATACTAGAAAAATTAAAATAAAAAAAAACAAAGTAAAGAGAAAATTTTTTATCTCGATATATTTATAATAAAATAAACAAACAAACAAAAAAATATTACAATGGCTGATTTACTAATGAAAATGCCGATTCCTTACGAACCGAAAAGACAAAACAGGTTCATACTTCGTTTCCCTTCGACTTTGGGAATTAACGAATGGTTCGTTGAATCGACATCTAGACCACATATAACAATTAACGCTCTTGAGATACCATTCTTAAATACTTCAACGTATGTAGCAGGTCGTTTCACTTGGGGAACAATAAACGTTAAATTCCGTGACCCAATCGGACCTTCAGCGTCACAAGCTCTTATGGAGTGGGTACGTTTATGTGCTGAGTCTGTAACAGGTCGTATGGGATATGCCGCGGGGTACAAGAAAAATATTGACCTTGAGATGTTAGACCCAACAGGAGTTGTTGTGGAAAAATGGATTATGGAGGGAAGTTTTTTATCTGACGTTAACTTTGATTCGTTGGGTTATAGTACTGACGCGATTGCGAGTATTACTGCCACGATTCGTATGGACCGTTGTATATTAGTTTACTGATTTTTTTACATACCCTTTACACCCAAAATAAAAATCCATATATTTATCATAATACGATAGTATATGGATTTTACTTTTTTTACGACAGATAATAAGTCGGGATATAAAACAACTGAAAAATGGTTATCAAATAATCATCCCCAATTATATAAAAAAATAATAGATTATTCTATTAATATTTCTTTAGAATTAACTTTTAAAGAAAAAATATGGTTTTATTATAATAATCTTTCGGAAAGACCAAAATGTCTTACTTGTAATTCGGGATTAAAATTTAGAAATAGATTTGATAATCCATATGGTGAATTTTGTTCTTTAAAATGTATTAATGGCAACAAATTGGAAATGGTTAAAAGACAAAAAGAAACCTTCCAAAAAAAATACGGGATTGACTTTTATCCCCAACATCAAGATTTTATAACTAAACAAAAAAAAACCAAATTAATTAACTTTGGTGATGAAAATTATAACAATCTTGAAAAAAGTCAAAAAACAAGAGTTGAAAAATATGGTGATAAAAATTATAATAATTTTAAAAAATATAAACAAACTTGTTTAGAAAAGTATGGTAATGAAAATTATAGTAAAACTAATAACTATAAAAATAAAATTATTAAAACTTTTAAAGAGTTATATCCTGATATTATTTTTATTGACATAAAGAAAGAATCTCTAACCGTTTCATGTTCCATATGTAATGAAACGTCTGAATTATCAAAACAATTACTGTATGAAAGGCATAGAAGAAATTATATTGTTTGTTCTAAATGTAACCCTATTGGCTCTTCAAATAGAAGTGGGTATGAAAATGAAATTTGTGGTTTTTTAGATAAATTTAACATTGATTACGAAACAAACAAAAAGATACCAAATAAAAAAACTGAAATGGATATATTTTTACCGAAGTTTAATATTGGTATTGAAATAAATGGGGTTTATTGGCATAACGAATTATTTAAAAGTAAAAATTATCATTTACAAAAAACGATTGATTGTGAAGAAAACGGAATAAAACTTATCCATATTTTTGAGGATGAATGGTTATATAAAAAAGAAATTGTTAAATCAATATTAACAGGTAAATTTGGGTTAATTAAAAATAAAATTTATGGTAGACATTGTGTGGTAAAAGAAATTACCTCAAAAGTATCAACTAAATTTTTAAACGATAATCATATCCAAGGAAACGTTAATTCAAAAATAAAATTAGGGTTATTTAAAGATGAAATATTAGTTTCTGTTATGACCTTTTCAAAAGGTAGAATTATAATGGGGGGTAAAGATACCGAGTGGGAGTTAAATCGTTTTTGTAATTTATTAAATCATAATGTAATTGGTGGAGCATCAAAATTATTAAAATATTTTGTTAAAACATATCAATCAGATAAAATTGTATCGTATTCCGATATTAGAATATTTAATGGGGGAATGTATAATAAATTGGAATTTAAAAAGATATCCCAATCAAAACCAAATTATTGGTATGTTGTTAATGACTTAAGAAAACATAGATTTGGGTATAGAAAGTCAATATTAGTTAAAGATGGGTTTGATAAAAATATGACGGAACAACAAATTATGTTTAACCGAAAAATTTATAGGATATATGATTGTGGAAATATTAGATGGGAATATAGTAATTAATCTTTATAAAAAACTGACTTGTCCTATTATTTATAATAAAAACAATTTAATATGGAACAAGACTTAATTAAAGCGGGAACCGAAGGGTTTAACTTACCTCATGATATTGTAACCCTACCTTCAGGTGGGATATACTACAAATCTAAAAAGAAATCAATTAAAGTGGGTTATTTAACCGCAAATGACGAAAACATCTTAATTGGTGCTGCTCAAAACGCTAATACCAACGTTATTTTAACGTTACTTAGAAGTAAAATTTACG